GGTTGCATAAAGAACTCCAGTCGATGTTCCCGCCACAACAGATCGCAATGAAGACTCCCGAGTTCTACTTCGATCCAATTACGAAGCAGCGGTTCGAGCGGAAGAAGGACGCTCCAGCCAAGATCAAGTCCCGCCTGTTGAACGGCGAGTTGCGGGTCAAGGAGATCCCCTTCAACCCCGGCTCCCGTGACCAGATCGCCAAGGGTCTCATTCAGAAGCGGGGGTGGAATCCCAAGGACTTCACGGGCGAGGGTAAGCCCAAGGTAGACGAAGCAGTACTCAGTCGTCTGGAGTACCCCGAGGCCAAGAAGATGATCGAGTACCTGACCCTGACCAAGAGGCTCGGGCAGATCGCTGACGGCAAGGAGTCGTGGATCAAGGTCGAGAAGGACGGTCGGATCTATGGTCGAGTCAACCCCTGCGGAGCCGTGACTGGACGCTGCACCCACAGTCGCCCAAATGTGGCGCAAGTGCCGAGGGTGGGTGCGGTCTACGGGTCGGAGTGTCGCAGTCTGTTCACCGTCCCAGATGGATATGTATTGGTTGGTGTAGACGCCAGCGGCCTCGAACTCCGTTGTCTGGCTCACTATACGTTCCCATTTGATGGCGGCTCCTACGCCAAGGAGATTATGGAAGGCGATATCCATACCGCTAACCAAGAGGCGGCAGGTCTGCCTACCCGTGATCAGGCTAAGACATTCATATACGCTTTGTGTTATGGTGCTGGAGACTCTAAGATCGGGGCGATCATCGGCGGCGGAAGATCCGAGGGCAAGGCTATGAAGGCACGGTTCTTCAAGAAGATGCCCGCCCTCAAGAAGATCCAAGAGGGGATCAAGTTCAGACTCAAGTCTCAGGATTATTTGACGGGTATTGACGGACGGAAACTCAGGATTAGGTCTGAGCATTCGGCTCTCAATACGTTACTACAGTCGGCAGGTGCAATCGCAATGAAAGAAGCGACCTGTATCCTTCACCGGAAACTGAGGAGCCAAGGATGGTCCCTCAACGAGGCAATGCAGGTGGCTCACATCCACGATGAGATCCAGTTGCAGGTACGCAAGGAGGTCGCGGAAGATGTCGGGAAAATTTCAGTACAGTCGATACGAGAGGCTGGGGAATCCCTCGGGTTCCGATGCCCTCTCGATGGTGAGTATAAGGTCGGAGCAAACTGGGCTGAAACTCACTGATCTGTCGTGGGCTGGGGGTCTGTTGGACGGCGAGGGTTGCTTTCGTGCGTCCACGACCCCCACGATCTCTGTAGAAAGCACATCTAAGAACACCGTCGAGCGTCTCTACGAACTCTTTGAAGGGACGTGCAGTGCCGAGAAACGCCGGACAGCCTCAGGCCGTCAGGTGTTTCGTTGGCGTGTGTACGGGAAGAACGCGGTCAAGGTGTGCGAGTCGGTTCTCCCCTACCTCGTCGAGAAGCAGAAACAGGCAGAACTCCTAATTCTCTTTTACAGGTATCCCAAGCGATCTGCGATGAGGAGATCCATATCTCGTCGCCTCTCTAAACTGAAAAGGACGGTGTGACGTGGACTTACGGTTTGTGCCTTCGGAGGAGATGATCAAAGAACTCCAAGGACGCTTCGATGAGATGGTGTTTATCGGTGCGGCTAAGAGAACCCAAGGGTCTGAAGACCTGACTGTTTCGTTTTCAGGCTCGTACCACGCTTGCATCGGTCTCATGGAGATGGGTAGACTAGCAATTCAAACAGGAGGATCTGACGATGACGAGAACTTTACTAGTTGACGGGGACATCGCCATGTATGAGGTCTGCACCTCATGCGAGACAGCGGTGGACTGGGGCGACGATCTATGGACTCTGCACTGCGACCTCCGGGAGGCCAAGCAGAAGTTTGACGGGTGGATCGCTCGTGTTCTAGATAGGACTGAGGCTGACAAAGCCCTCATTGCCCTGTCTGGTCCTCAGAACTGGAGGAAGGATGTCCTTCCCACCTATAAGCACAACCGGAAGCCCAAGCGGAAGCCTCTGGCGTTCAAGCCCCTGAAGGAGTACATCCGAGAGGCTTACAAGACCTACGAGTTCTCCAACCTTGAGGCTGATGACGTCCTCGGGTTGCTGGCTGGAGATCCGGGACTGGCAAACATTGAGGGTCAGAAGGTCATCGTGACCATCGACAAGGATCTGATGACCATCCCCGGATTTCACTACTACACGAACAAGCCTGAAGACGGGATCATTCAGGTGTCTGAGGAGCAGGCGGACTTCAACCACCTTCTTCAGGCTCTGGCTGGGGACTCCACTGATGGCTACAGCGGATGTCCGGGGATTGGGCCTGTCAGAGCGGAGAGGATCTTGATTGACCGGCCCTGCTGGGGTCAAGTCCTAGAGGCTTACGAACTCGCCGGTCTTTCTGAGGAGGCCGCCCTCGCTCAGGCAAGAGTCGCTAGAATCCTCCGATGGGGGGAGTACAACACCGAAACCGAGGAGGTCAAACTGTGGCAACCATGAACCGAGAAGAACTGCTGGCCCTGCATCAGGTGCTGACCAGCGAGGCTTGTAGCCTTATGAGCGTCAAGAACCACGACTACAGTGGGGGAAAGGACGCATCCGACCCGTTTTTGAACTTCACAAGGGTCGAGAGGATTGGGATAACCGATACTAAGACCGGCTTTATGGTCAGGATGACCGATAAGGTGTCCCGACTGATTACCTTCATCCAGAATGGATCCTTCAAAACCAAAGATGAGGCTCTGAAGGACACGATTTTGGACCTAATTAATTACAGCATCTTGCTTTACGCATATGCCCAGACCGAAAAGGGTGACTTTAGGAATGAATAACGAAACCAACAGCGATCAGAAGCCCTTCCCTCCCATCTCGAAGGCTCTCTTGGAGGAGTTGAACACTCGATTTCCAGAGTGCTGTGCGGATCTAGAGTGGGATGAGAAGCAAATCTGGTTCTTTTCAGGTCAGCGAGCGGTCGTCCGTTTCCTGAACCATCTCTACCAACAGCAGCAAGAAACAGTTCTTGAGAACGGAGATTAACATGTGCATGGGCGGCGGAAGAAGCGTAACGCAGGTGGTCCCTCCACCTCCAGCAGTTCCCCCTCCCCCTCAACCCGTGGCTGCACCGCCAGCAATGGCTCCTCCGACCATCGGAACTATTCCGACTGAGGAAAAGATGCAGAAGAAGGTGAAGACTTACGCGGCCAAGCGTAGGTCCGCAGCAGGGGGTATGACGGGTAAGAAGCGTTTTACTATCCCGTTGGGCGGGACCGGGCAATCTGGGGTTAATGTATGAATGACCAAGGGCCGATTGCGGCACTCTACGGAAAATGTGAGGCTCAACGATCCTCATATCTGACCCGTGGCAGAGACTCTTCGAGACTCACTGTGCCTACCCTCCTCCCTGATGAGGGCAACAACTCGGCCACTAAGTTCCCGACTCCGTACCAGTCCATCGGGGCTAGGGGAGTCAATAACCTCAGTTCAGCCCTGCTCCTGAGCCTGCTGCCTCCCAACGCTCCTTTCTTCCGTCTCGTTATTGATGAGGCTGAGAAGAAGAAGATGGACGCCATCGACCCCAAGATCAAGACCGAGGTCGAGGCTTCTCTATCTGACATCGAGAGGGCTGTAGCACGGGAAATTGAGGTCAATAACATCCGAGTGGGAGCCTTCGACGCTCTCCGCCATCTGGTTGTCTCCGGTAATGTTCTGCTGTACATGCCTGATGAAGGACCGATGCGGGTGATCCACCTTGACCGCTACATCGTCAAGAGAGACCCCTCGGGCAACGCCCAGTGCATCATTATGAAGGAAAGTGTGGCCCCGGCCATGCTCCCGGAAGAACTCCGGGCCTACGTTGAAAGCACTCAGGGAGCCTATGAAGACACCTGTGACGTGTATACGAAGCAGGAGATCCTCCCGGACGGCAAGGTAGAGGTCGTTCAGGAGGTCAAGGGCAAGATTATTGAGGAGACCTACAAGGTTTACCCCAAGGATCGCTCGCCCTTTGTCGCCCTGAGGATGATGCGGGTTGACGGCGAAGACTACGGTCGGGGCTATGTCGAGCAGTATTTCGGAGACCTGTCGTCACTAGAAGGGCTAACCAAGTCTATCGTTGAGGGTGCAGCGGCCTCGTCCAAGGTGCTGTTCCTCGTGAACCCCAACGGAACCACTAGAGCAAGAACACTCGCAGAGAGTCCTAACGGGGCTATCCGCGAAGGGAGTGCCGCAGATGTCAGTGTATTGCAAACTCAGAAGGCCAACGACTTCTCAGTCGCTCTCAGTGCGATGTCGCAAATTAACGACCGTCTTGCGTATGCGTTCCTACTTACTGAATCAACTATTCGCAATGCGGATCGAGTTACAGCAGAAGAGGTGAGGCTGGTCACCCAGTCCATCGAGCGGCAACTCGGAGGCATCTACAGTGTCCTGAGTCAGGAGTTCCAACTCCCCCTCGTCAACCGTCTGATGGATCGAATGGAAAAGTCCAAGAGGCTTCCCAAGATCCCGAGAGACAAGATCACCCCCGCTATTGTGACTGGCATTGAGGCTCTGGGCCGAGGCAACGATCTGAACAGATTGGACGTTTATCTCCAAGGAATTGCTCAGATTCTGGGTCCAGAGGCGTTGGGTCAGTACATCAATATCCGTGAGTACATGGACCGCCGTGCTTCTGCACTGGGTATTGATACCGCTAACCTTGTGCGATCCGAAGAAGAACTCGCTATGATGCAGCAGCAACAGCAACAGGCTGCGATGGCCCAGCAGATGGCTCCGCAGGCCGCACAAGCCGTATCACAACAGATGGAGGCCATGAATGGCTGATTACCAAAGCGTCGAGATCGGAACCAGTGATGGTGCTGGAGAGGCTTACTCTCCTGAGGATCTCCAGAAGATCGAGGAAATGAACCAGAGTGAGCAGGAAGCCCCGGCGGAAGCCCAAGAGCAGTTTGATGAGGAACGACCCGCGTGGCTCCCAGAGAAGTTCGGATCGCCAGAAGAAATGGCGAAGGCTTATGAGGAACTTCAATCTCAGTTCACTAAGGATCGACAAGAAGGCTCTGAGGACGCTAATGAGCAGGCTCAGGGAGGTCTGACTCCTCTGTCTACCAACGACTTTGCTGAGTTCAATGATGAGTTCGCTCAGACCGGCGAGATCTCTGAAGAGTCCATCTCCAAGATCGAAGGCTGGGGCATTCCCCGAGAAATGATCGACGGATACATCGAGGGTCAGAAGGCTCTTCTGGATACTCACTACAACACTATTTACAGTGAAGTTGGTGGTGAGGAAAACTACGGTGAGATGCTGTCTTGGGCTGCTGACACTCTTCCTGAGGGAGAGCAGGACGCCTTCAACCGGGCGGTCATGCAGGGTACTCCTGATGAAATGATGTTCGCAGTCCGCAGTCTTGCTGGACGCTGGATGTCTTCCGAAGGCCGACCCTCCGCCCCTCTGGTGCAGGGAAGCACCTCTGCGGTAGGAGCCTCTGGCGGCTTCCGGTCAGTCGGAGAAGTCACGGCTGCCATGAGGGATCCGAGATATCAGAAGGATGCCGCATACCGCCGAGATGTCGAGCAGCGACTTGCGAACTCTAACGTGATCTAATGAACCGTCTGTGTATTCTCGCGGTGAGCCTGTTTCTGGCGGGCTGCCACACCCCGATGCCGACATCAAGCATGGGGGATGCCGTGGGAAAGCAAATGAACGTACTGGCTTCGGGAGACCCCCAGAACCACGGCTTGATTCTGTTGAGTTGGGTCGGGGGAATCTCCACGTTGGCCGGGATTGCTGCTCTTGTCATCACCAAGGGGTCGATGGGAATGCGAGCGGTGATCGCGGGGGTATGCTTAGTACTTCTGAATGTCGTAGTCGCCAACTACCTGAGTTGGATTATGATTCCGGCACTGATCGGGACGGGTTGTATAAGCCTGTGTTGGGCTTACGTCACGATCCGAAACCTGATGAGCAAGGAAGAATAAATTCAATGGCTACTTTTCTTGGAACAGTGTGGTGGACCCTTCTCTGTGTCGTCGTCTCCTTTGGAGGCGGAGTCTACATGGCTAACACAGTGAAGAGGCTTCTTAACCGCGACAAGTGATTTTCTCTGATGGTGTGTCGAGGATTCGTCCCGGCCCGCTGCGGTGGATAACTGAGACTCCAGTTACCTAGACGACCATCAATCGTTTTCGTTTCTACTCAAAACAAACCGGGGAGTAGTCCCCGGATTCTGGAGTTTTTAAAATGGCTATGGTTACAAGTCGCCTCGGCGACACTCCCGTTGGCTCAACGTCGCTTCCTGACGGCGGGACCAACGAACTTTTTCTGAAGGTCTTCGCTGGGGAAGTTCTTACCACGTTCGAGCAGAACAACACCATGCTCCCGCTTACTCGGGTGCGTTCTATCGCTAGTGGTAAGTCCGCTCAGTTCCCCGTGACCGGCGTTGCTGCTGCTCGGTATCACACTCCCGGTGAGTCTGTGTACATCGATCAGGACACCCCCGGTTCCGGCTCTGCCCGTGATTACCTGTCCTCGATCAACCACGCGGAACGTGTGATCTACATCGATGATCTCCTGATCTCCGGTGCGTTCATCGCCAACCTTGATGAGGCGAAGAATCACTACGACATCCGTTCGATTTATTCCACCGAAATTGGCCGTCAACTTGCCTACACTGCGGACCAGAACCTGATCCGTACTGTTATCGCAGGTGCGCGGGCGACTGCTGACCGCTTCGGCGGTACTGCGGCGGAGTACCTCGGGGCGCAGGTTGACCACAGTGCTGCTAACGGAGGCACGGGAACTGCGGGTGACAAGTTGGTTGACGCTCTGTTCCAAGTGGCTCAGAAGATGGACGAGAAAAACGTCCCCTCGACTGACCGATTCGCCATCGTGAAGCCTTCGATGTACTACGAACTGGTCGCCACCAACAAGGACGCCATCAACCGTGACTTCGGTAACGAAGGTAACGGATCGGTCGCTAACCCCGGTGAAATGATTTCTGTGGCGGGCATCCGCGTCATGAAGTCGAACCACCTCCCGGGTGCGGACGAGTCGTCCACTGATGATCCTCTGGCTGGCGCACCCGGCGTCATGAATGACGTTGCCGCATCAGGCAAGGGTTACTCTGGTCTCGACTTCACCGTTACTGAAGGCATCGCTTTCCAGAGCGAAGGCGTGGGTACGGTCAAGTTGATGGATCTTGCGATGGAGTCCGAGTACAGCGTCGAACGGCAGGGAAACCTGATGTTGGCGAAGTACGCCATGGGACACGGCATTCTTCGTGAAGAGTGCTGCTTCGAGATCGTCACCTGATCTTGATTTCTGATACACTCATTAACGTGAGTCCTCCTAGTGGGGGCGTCTCGGTTACGCCGGGGCGTCCCCTTTTTCTATTTACAGATTGGAGTCTTCAATGGCACTTGCTCGCACCACAGAACTTGAAGCGGTGAACACTATGCTTTCTGCCGTAGGAGAACCTCCAATCAACTTCCTTGACGGCCAAAAGAATGCCGACGCGGCCATAGCGAGGAACATCCTTACTGAGATCTCTAGGGACGTTCAGATGCAAGGCTGGCACTTCAACACTCAAATCAACGTCACCCTTACACCGGGGTCGGACACGTTCATTACATTGAGCGACAACGTGGTCCGTGCGGACATTGAGTATTGGACGTCTGGAGGTTCGTCAGACAACCGAGACATCACCCAGCGTGGCAATCGGTTGTTCAATAAAACGGACAACACCTACGCATTCACCAAAGACGTGAAGGCTACCGTTGTCTACCTTCTGGAGTGGGATGAACTGCCTGAGCCTGCTCGGCGGTTTGTCACCGTAAAGGCTGCTCGTGTCTTCCAAGACCGTATGGTCGGCTCACAGGCACACCACGCTTTCTCTCAGGAAGACGAGGTCCGTGCAAGGGCTGCTCTTAAGGAGTTCGAGACCGACACCGCTGACACGTCAATCTTCGACAACTATGACGTCTTTAATATCGTGGACCGACCGTCAATCATCAGGAGATCATGATGCCGCTGATCAGCACCAGTTTTCCTAACCTGACTGGAGGAGTGTCTCAGCAGCCTTCAGCCCAGCGTCTTCCTAATCAATGCGAGGAGCAAGAGAATGCTCTTCCTCTGATTGTCGGCGGACTCATCAAGAGACCCCCCACAAACCATGTTTCAGAGTTGGTTCAGTTCGGTGGTGGAGCCTCTGTAGATCTCAGTGACGCCTTTACCCACCTCGTGCAGCGAGATGCAGGCGAGAAGTTCATTGTCTCCATCAAGCCCGACACGGGTGGGATTTTTGTGCATGACATTTCCGGGACTCCTCGTCAGGTGTACACCGGGGACGTGGCTGCGGGTTACCTCCAGTCATCGACTCCAAAGTCAGCGTTCAAAGCGATCACTATTGCAGACGTTACGTTCCTTCTGAACACCGAGAAAACGGCAACCCTGAAAACTGGGGCTTCTGACCTTTCTCCAAAGAGCCGGGGACAGGCCACTACCCCACGAGACGCTTTGATCTGGGTCAAAAACACGGGTCAAGGTGTTCGCTTTGATGCGACCTTTACGTCTGCGGGAGCGACACCAGAAAAAGTCTCCGTCAAGCACACCCCGGCTCCCCAGCCTGTTGATGATGCTCAGACTGTTGACGGTCTTACGATTTGGTACAGCGGTTCAGGAAGCACCGCCACAGTGACCATCGGCGCGGCAAACATGCAACTTAAGGTCGATGGATCTGTTGCTCATACCATTACCTTTTCCGACACCGACAGTGACACCCTCGGCGACGTCGTAAGCAAGATCAACGGGTTTTCTAACTGGAACTCCGCTCTTAACGGATCTTCACAGGCGGGGTCAGCAAACCTTGTTCAAGTAAGTAACACAAACGTCTTTGGAATCGGTTCTGCGACCCACTTCAAGTTGGCGTCAGAGGCCGACACCTTTCAGTTTCCTCCCGAGGCTCCGGGAACATCGGAGATGGCTTCAGCCCTCGCTAACGGATCGACCCCTATAAACACGGCGGTGACTTACACAGGCACGGTGTCTTCGGGGGGTCTCAATGGAATTACGGGACTGACGGCGACCGCAAAAGGTAGTGTCATTTTCTTGAACAGCACTATCGATACAGACGGCAACGGAATTATTGACGACTTCCAGATTGACGTTGATGACTCGTTTGGACAGAAGGCGATTGAGATCATCAAGGACGAAGTTCAAGACTTCGGAGACCTGCCTCCTATCGCCAAGAACAACATGATTCTTCTTGTCCGGGGAGACCCTGAGTCTGAGATTGATGACTACTTCGTCAAGTTCGAGACTAACGGCGGGGCAGACTTTGGTGAGGGTCTTTGGTACGAAACCATCGGTCCCGACCTCGTCTTCCAGTACGACTATGACACGATGCCTCACATCCTCGTCCGTCAGCCTGACAACACCTTCATGTTCAAGAAGGCCGATGGCTTGGCTCCGTCCTCGGGAGGCCACGCGGATTTGGCGTCTAAGTGGGTGGATTTTAAGTACGTCCCTAGACAGACCGGATCTGAACTAACTAACCCACTGCCGTCCTTCCACCAACGGAAGATCACGGATATGACGTTCTTTAAGAATAGGCTGGGGTTTCTGAGCGGAGAAGATTGCATCCTCAGTGAAGCAGCCGAACTCTTCAACTTCTTCAGGACCACCACGACGCAACTCTTGGACACTGCTCCGATTGATGTTGGCGTCGGGGGTACTGAGATCAACCAGTTGGAGGTTGCGGTTCCATTCAGTGATCGTCTTCTGTTGTTCTCAGAACGCGGGCAGTTCGCTCTTCAGGGGGAGTCAATCCTAAGCCCTCTGACGGCGTCCATCTCACCAGCCACAAACTTCGATGTGACAACTTCTGTAGACCCTGTACCCGCAGGGAACACGCTGTTCTTCGCATTCAATAGAGGTGGCTTTAGCGGTGTCCGGGAGTTCTACAAGACTAACGAAACGGATATCAATTACGATGCCGTGGAGTCTACGGCACAGGCTCCTAAATACATTGCGGGAACCATTAAGAAAATGGTCGTCTCGACGATGGAGGACATCTTGGCTGTCCTGTCAGACACCACTGACACGATCTGGATGTACAAGTACTTCAAGACCGATCAGGGCCGCATTCAGTCAGCGTGGTTCAAGTTCACGTTCCCGAATGCCACCATTATCGACATCAACTTCGTCCAGCAGTCCCTGTTTATCATGGTTAAGAGGGGGTCTAGGACGTATCTCGAACGCATGGACCTCCAGACAGGGCTTGTAGACGTCGGATCGACCTACACAACCCTGCTGGATCGTCGTATCCAAGTGACTGGGAACGGTGCAGACACCCCCGCAGGCGGCTTTGTGATCAACCTTGAGAACACGGCACGTCCTAACTATGAGATTGAGAGCGGCGACACGATCCAAGTAGTCTCCACGGACGGCGAGGTTATGACCATCGCATCTCAGACGTCTAACACGATTACCCTCCAAGAGGAGTTCACGGCTACCGATAAGTTCTTTATTGGCGTCCCTTACACCATGAAGTACGAGATGAGTGAGCCTGTACTTAAGCGTCCTAAGCAGGGCGGCGGGTACGAGATGATCGCCACCGGACGCCACCAGATCCGGTACATGACCGTGGTTTATGACGACACCGCCTACTTCAAGGTCAAGATTACCCCCGACCAAGGAGGGTCTGACGGCACGACTATTGAGTACCCGTTCAGTGGCCGCTTCCTGAACACGGGAGGTCTTCTGGGCAACATCCCGGATGCCAGTGGCGATTTCCGGTTCCCTGTGTTTACGCAGTCAGACGGGGTTAGAATTGAAATCGAGAATGATTCTCCATTTCCGAGTAACATTCAGGCGGTTGAATTTGAAGCCCAGTACACCTCGCGTTCGCAGAGGACTCAATGACCCACATCCGAAAGGCTACTAAAGAGGACGCACTGCACGTCGCCCGTAACATGCGGGAGGCAGATCGGAAAGACATAGCGGCCTCTTCAAACAGCCTTCCACACGCCTCACTTACCAGAGGGCTAGAGTTGTCGAGGCCGTCATGTTTTTCCGTAGTCCGCGACTCTTACCCCACAGAATCTGTGCGGTCTGATATTGACTACATTGCCCCTCGGTTGAGGGAGCCGGACCTCCGGGAGATCAAGGCTCTTGGAGACTTCTCGGCTGAAGAGGCACTGACAATCAGTTACTTTGGGTCTAAGCCCAAGTGCTACACCGCTATTGGCAAGGGCGTTCCGGTCGCCATGTTTGGCGTCGTGCCGTTTGAGGAGAATGAAAGGTGGGGATCCATCTGGCTCCTCGGAACCGACGACGTCACTAACAAAGTCCCTATTCCTTTTCTTAAGTGGACGAAGAAATTCCTCCCAATCTTACTGGAGCCGTATGACATGGTATGCAACATCGTGGACACGAGAAACGAGGTCCACATCAAGTGGATTAAATGGCTCGGCTTCTCGTTCGTCCGGGAGTTGCGTCATGGGCCTGAAAATCGGACGTTCTACGAGTTTGCGAGGTTGAACCATGTGTGAACCAGTATCCATTACGATGGGAATCATGGGCATTGCCGGGGCTGCGGCATCAGCGTCAGCGGCCAGCAGTTCCGCCAGAAACCAAGCGGCCCACAACAGGGAACTCTCGATCTGGCAGAACGAACGCTACCAGCAGGCTGTGGACTTCCAGCAGCAGATGGCTGACTACCAAGCCGAGAACTACTACAGAACCGCAGCGAACGCTCAGGCGAGTGCTACTGGACAGTACGGAGCGGTCATGGATCAGATTGATCAGGTCCGGGACCGGACTCTAGAGAACATTGCGAAAACCAGTAGAGCCGCCAACAAGGGACGGTCGTTTGCCACAGCATCCGCAGCCGAGACCGGGACTCAGGGGTCTGCTATTCGGTTGGCTCAACAGCAGTACGAACTGGCGGAGGCTAGGGCAACCACTATCTCTTACAAGAACCTTAAGAACAGCCTGCAACAGGCCGAGAGGAACATGCTCGGGATTCAGGCTCAGACTCAGAACATCATCAACCAAGCGATGCCTGCACCGATGGCTCCCATCGACCCCGTGCAGCCTATTCAACAGGTTCAAGCACCGTCGATGCTTCCGTACATTATCCAAGGCGGCAGTTCGATTATCGGGGCGGCTGCTTACCAGCAGAGCATTGACGCTAGTAACGTGGCTGGCGGGATGCCGGGGGCTGCTGAGACATACAACAACAGATGGAACCCATGGGGATAAATCATGTCTAAAAGACCACAACGATCTTCAGGACAGATGCAGTCCTACGGTGTCCCTGAACAGGCCACGACTATTCAAGCATCTCCGGTCAACACCTTTGTCGCTCCGGGACGCGAAGGAATGCCCGTGGCTCCTACGCAATCCGCGATGCCGGTGCAGCCCTCGAACCAAGCCGCTATCGACATGCAAAATCTATCACGTTCGTTTGGGATGCTGTCGTCAGCCATTGGACAACTGGGGCAGGCCCAAGCCAAGGGCGACAAAGCGATGCTCGAATGGGGGGCTGATCAGGCTGAATTGGTCGATCTCAAGAAGTCCCAGCACCAGACAGAACTCGCGTTCTCTGAGGCTGTAGACCAAGGCTATGTAGACGCAGTGGATCACCCAGCAGCGTCCAAGGGACTGGCCCGTGGTCTGGCTCGTCGTATTGCTCATGAGATGGACCTGAACTACGAGGCCAACTGGGAGAGATGGGGTCTAGAAGAGCCTGAGTTCCAAAATGGCGAATGGATGCGGAACAAGTACGACAAGGACACCCAGTCAGTGCTGGATAATGTTCCTAAGGGTATCGCTAATCCCACCATCTTTCAGCACGAGTTTACTAAGGCTAGGAGCCGACAGCGGGCTAAGTGGTCTGCCAAGCATGACGACTGGATGAACAAACTGGTTATGCAGGAGTCTGAAAGAGGGATTCAAACTACTGTACTGGACCTCGCTAAAGAAGCGTTGAATCTAGAGAGAGATCCCGGAGTCGTCTACAACATAGGCAAAGATAAAGACGGGAACGAGGTCTCATTCGGGCCTCCTACAATCGTTCCCGAGTCTGACGAGGATTACCGAAAGCGTCAGATTGAGTTCTTCAATAAAGAAGTTCTTGCCTTGCTGGACGGAGAAACGGGACAACCATTTGTACCCCGAGTCGTCAATGAGATTGTAGGTCGCGCATTTGTGGACTCTGCGGTGAACGCTACGAGTCCTAGTGAGGCTCAGTTCATGATGGACGCCTTGAAGTCTCAGATGACCGGACCCCCAAACTCCAGAGGAAACCTCCTGTCGGGGGCGACCCAGATCTACTTCGAGGAGAACGAGAAGAGGATCCTGAGCAACATTCAGACGCGGACTACCGCCGCCAATAACAGAGCATTTAGAGCCGCTGGAGATGTGTATGTAGACAGTCTGGTGCAGACTTGGCAAAGCCGTCTAGCCGGAGATCAGACAGGGATGGCTGACGGGCAGATAACTAGGATGCTAGGAGACGACCTGATCCCTACAGGCGGAGTCACTGAAATCGAAGGCGTGGGGATTCTTAGGAAAACAGGTCCAGATCAGTTTACGTTGTACCCCGGCGAGTCTACGGGCGCGGATCAGCCTTACACTTTTACCGGATCTGAAATTACAAAGAGGGCTATTGATCTGGATTACGACGACCGGGTGCGTTATCACAGAGACGGCCAAGGCGAGTCTGAGCCTATTGCTTTGACAAAGGCTATGGTAGACCAGCAGAGGGTCCGGCCAGAAGTACAAGACCGGCTACAGGCTCTTCCTCGACTCATATCTTCAGCACGTCAACAGCACGATGCTCTCGCTGGAAATATGGAAGAGTGGGATTCTCCTCATCTCAAAGACATGCAAGACGCTTTCGAGATGTACAAGACTACGATGGAACTTGCTCCATACCTCCTGAGGGAGATGCTTCCAGATAACAGTCCCGCACGAGCAACACTGGAACTCATTGACACTATTCGGACCAGTGAAGTTGTAGGTCGGGCTACCGGAGGAAGTGATTGGCCTGAGATTTACCGAGCGTTGGTCGAAATTGGCGACGAGCCTATCTCACAGTCCCAGTTTGAAAAGGATTGGAAAGCGGTTGACAACGATTTTAGAACAAACTTCCGAACACAACTCTCTAACATTGACGGCCTAAGTGTTGTAGACATACGTCGGGTGGGGGCAAGGATTGAACGCTCCGCATTGGCTTTGTACCAACTCGGGATTATGGAGCCTCAGCAAGCGATTGACGCGGCAATACAGAACTACGAAGCCAACAGTGTCATCGTCGGAAGTTCTAGAGTCCTTAAAGAAGACGCTCCTCCTCCAGCACTGCTGAACGGGGTAGGTCTTGAAAATCTTGACGTAGAGTTCCCGACCCGATTTGAAGAGGGTGCTTACGGATGGCTTCCTCTTAACGAAAACGAAAGGCAGAAGTTTCAAACATTTATGAGGCCCGTTGACAGTCCTCTGGACACTATGAGTGCCATTCTGGATGGCGTGGGGACTTATCTGACGGAAGACGGGGTAAGTCTAAAAGAGGCTATGGGAAGGTCGTTTTCTCAATGGGCTTTTCAGGGAGCGAAAGAACTTGCTGAAGGACTGCCCGGACCTAAGACACTCAACTTGAATGAAGTGATTGAACTTGCCGAGCAAAGGTTCCTAGATAACCACGGTCCTGACCGGACTTTCTTTGAGAACAACCAAATGATGGAGGGAGTTGAAAAGGTCCGGTTTGCAATGACTGAGGGACACGCAGGACTTCTGTATGACGTTGAAATCTATTCCCCCAGCATGGGTCAGTGGGTACGAACGGACACGTCATTAAGTCTCCAGCAGGTGGTGGCATACTCTAAGCGGGACGCTCCAGTCAAGGTGGGTCCGGGTCTTATCGGGGTGTCAGGACGTCCGCTCAGTCTGATACCTGAAGGCATGGAAAGAGGTAAAGACTACTTCTTTGTTCCGATGCAGGGATTCTACAGCCGAGAGCAAATGAAGAATTACAGCGGCGACATTAATAAGTACATTGACCTCTCGATTGACCTCCGAAGAGAAGACGGCGAGCGCGTGTCGGAGCCGATGTATGATTGATTCTTACACCAACGCAAGCGGGGACTTCCGGTTCAACGAGCCATTTGAAAGGCCCGAGGCTTCTCCTGCGGATCCTCCGGTGTTCTTCGCACCGTGGACGGCCTCCCAGCAAATAGACCTCCCCGAAACAAGGACTCTCCGAGAGTTGGACCTGATCGTCTCTCAAAGACCCGACTTGAACATGGGATTCTTTGCAAAGGCTGGCACGGCTTTTTCTAATGAGACTGTTATTGGGGAGATCATTAGAGAGTTCAAAGGTCCAGACTTTGTCGATGTGGGCTATGTAGCGACTGATGAGGACAAAGAAAAGTACGCTTCGGACCTAGACCCCACTACTGTAGACAGAGTCGCAAACGCTTCTGATTCGTTCCCGGAGTTTCTATATGAATTGGATCAGGCTCGTCTAACGATTAAGCGTCGGCAAGAGTTGTTTGCTGGAGGCACATTAGGAGCCATTGAGGGTCTGGGACTGACTCTGCTCGCAGCAGGCGGAGAAGCCGTTGCTTTGACTCTTCTTGCCGGAGCAATCGGCACAGCCATAGGTGGACCTGCTGGAACAACCGCAGCCGCAGGGGCGACCGCTGTAACGCGGATCCACCGGATCAAAGGGATGCTCAAGGCTATGGGCATGGCAGCCGCCATCGATATCCCCCTAGAAAGCACTAGATACGCTTTGGATAAAACTCTGAAGCCTAGAGACCTCGTTATTGCACTGGGAGCCTCAGCCGGACTAAGCGGAGCCATTGGGGCTTGGAAGCCGCAGATCTTCCTGCGATCAATTCAGAACATGTCTCACACAGCAGCGGTAAGGGAAGCAGGAGAGGCCGCAGCCG